ATAATAATAAGGTAGTACTTGCATTCTTTGGAATAGAAAAAAACGGATTAAAAATAGATAAATATGAATTTGATAAACACTATGAACTCAACAATGAACCTTATTCTATCAAAGATGATAGAATCTACACAAGCTACAATTTGGCTACAACAACACGTAGACCAAGTAACTCTTTTAATGGCGTTAATTTCGCAGCAATAAACAAAGAAAATGGCGCAAGGAGGAGTTACATATCGAGTCATGGGTACGTTGAGTTCGATATTAGTGCATACCATCCTACTATTGTCGGTCGTTTACTTGCCTATGATTTTGGCGATGTTGATGTCCACCAAGCGTTCGCGGACCTCTATCAAACGAGCTACAAAGAAGCAAAAGAAATCACGTTTAAGCAACTATATGGAGGCGTATTTAAGGAGTATGAGCACCTTGAATTTTTTCAACAAGTAAAAGAATTCGTGGCAATAAATTGGGAGGCATTCAATAACTCCGGTCAAGTTATCGTGCCGATTTCGGGTTATTGCTTTGAAAAAGACAAACTGGAGAATATGAATCCACAAAAGCTGTTTAATTATATGTTACAGAACGTGGAGTCCGCAATGAATGTTCATATATTGATGGATATACATAAGCTACTACGAGGGCGGAAAACAAAAATTGTATTATATACGTACGATTCGTTTTTGTTTGAGCTAGGTGAGGGCGAGGAAAATATAGAAAATGAGATAAGACAAATATTTAATAAATACAGGTTACAGACAAAAACAAGTTATGGAAAAACATACGATTTTACAGAGAAATGACTATATGTATGACGGATACGATTTCGATTCGACAAACATAAAAGACGTGAACAATAAGTTATTTTGCACATTTACAGGACTAGAGGATTTAGACACACTAATCAGTGACTTGACTAAGGCCTATACAATCATGTATAATAAGATGTTTGTACTTTATGTTAAAAGTACAGACGAGTATGTTGTTACATACAACGTGGAGCAGGGCAATGTTGAGGGTATTCCAATGAACACTATTTTGGTTCATAGAAAAAAGGAAACTAATACTCTTTATACAATTAATGCTTTGAATGATTTGATTAAAAAATTGAACGGTGGAGTGGTTGACCCATCTTACCGTGTAAATTGGCAACACTATAAAAACTGTATCTTGTTAACCAACCATAACGAGTTGAAACAATTGAATACAAAAGTTTATAAGATTGTTGAACTTTAACTTGGTTATACAATACCTCGTTCTTATATTTCCGACATTAAACTAAATAAATAAAATCATGGATATTAATGCTATCAAACAACGACTAAACACACTACAGTCGACGAACACACCAGGCAAGAAAGAAAAAATCGATTACACAAAAGTTTACTGGAAACCAAAACAAGAAGGTAAGTACCAAATTCGTATTGTACCTTCTAAATTGAATCCTCAAAACCCATTTCAAGAGGTTTTTGTTCACTATGGATTTTCGAAATTCCCTATCTACGCCTTAACTAACTGGGGTGAAAAAGACCCAATTGTAGAATTTGCTAAACAATTACGTACTACCAATGACCGTGAAAACTGGGTATTGGCTAAGAAATTGGATCCTAAAATGAGAATTTTTGCTCCTGTTATTGTACGTGGTGAGGAAGAAAAAGGTGTACGCCTTTGGGAATTTGGTAAAGAAATTTACATGCAGCTTTTAGGTATTGCTGAGGATGAAGATTATGGCGATTACACAGACATTAACGAAGGTAGAGACTTTACAGTTGAAGCTATCAAAGGTGATATCGGTGGACGTCAAGGATTGAAAACATCTATCAGAATTAAACCTAAAACTACTCCTTTGAGTACAGATGCTTCTCAAATTGAAAACTTCATTACAGAACAACCTGTATTGTTGGAAATTCAACGTAAAAACACTTACGAGTCAATTAAAGAAACATTGCAGTCTTGGTTGTCACCTGAAGAACCAGAAGAAGGTGCTATCATTGATGATGAGGATGAAGTAGAAGCAGAATTGGAAGCAGCTCCTGTTAAAAATTATGCCTTGAAAACTCCTGCAACAACTAAAACAAGTAAAGCAGAAAAATTTGATGCTTTGTTTGACGACGAGGACGACAACGATCTACCTTTCTAATTAAATTAAATTTATGGCTAGAACTAAGAAAAGTGAATCACTAACGGCTGCTGTCTCCGCAGAAATTAAGTCTAATTTCAATTTAGACAAATTTAAAGAGAAAAAATTGCTTAATGGTAACGTTAAGTTTAAAGAACAGAAGTGGATTCCCCTTAGTCCAGCATTTCAAGAAGTAACAAGTGTGCCTGGTATTCCAACTGGGCACATTGTTCTACTTCGTGGACATAGTGATACAGGCAAAACAACAGCATTAATTGAGGCAGCAGTTGCTGCTCAACGAGCAGGTGTACTACCAGTATTCATTATTACTGAGATGAAATGGAATTGGGAACACGCAACACAAATGGGTTTACAAGTAAACACAGAAGTAGACGAAGAAACAGGTGAGGTTGGAAATTACAGTGGATTTTTTCTTTATGTAGATAGAGAAACTTTACACACAATCGAAGATGTATCAGCGTTTATTCTAGATTTACTTGATGAACAGAAAAAAGGTAATTTACCTTATGATTTATTGTTTTTGTGGGATTCAATTGGTTCAGTACCTTGTGAACTTTCAGTTCGTTCAAACAAAAACAACAATGAATGGAATGCAGGTGCAATGAGTACACAGTTTGGTAACAACGTAAACCAAAAAATTACATTGTCACGTAAAGAATCTTCACAATATACTAATACATTAGTATGTGTAAACAAGGTTTGGACAGCAAAAGCTGAAGTACCTATGGGACAACCAAAACTTATGAATAAGGGAGGTTTTGCTATGTGGTTTGATGCTACGTTTGTAATTACTTTTGGTAATGTTTCAAATGCTGGAACCAGTAAAATTAAAGCTATTAAAGATGGTAAACAAGTTGAATTCGCTAAGCGTACTAACATTCAAATTGATAAAAACCACATTAATGGTATTACAACTCGAGGTAAAATTATTATGACTCCACACGGGTTTATTAATGATACCGATAAAGAAATCAAAACCTATAAAGATGACCATGCTGCCGAATGGAGTAAGATTTTGGGTGGAATGGATTTCGATATCTACGAGGAAGAAGATGTGTTGGAAAGCTCAATGAATATTTTTGAACAAGAGCCTGATTAATTAGGAGACGTCAAGAAGATTTATTATATTCCAACCATATGAACAAGAACGAACTATTAAACCTCCTAAACCAAATGGATAAGCAAGAAGAAGGTTCTGCTAATCCACACGAGCGAGTATTGCTAATCGATGGATTAAATTTGTTTTTTAGGAACTTTGCAATGATGAACCTTGTAAATGAACAAGGAGTTCACATTGGCGGTTTAGGGGGTTTTATTCGTTCTCTTAATTCTTTAATTAACCAAATTCAACCAACATCTGTTTATGTAGTATTTGATGGAACAGGTTCATCAGTAAACAGAAAAAACCTATTACCCGAATATAAATCAGGTCGTAACTTGGTTCGTATTACAAACTGGGATGCTTTTGATTCTCTAGAGGATGAACATGATTCTAAGATTGATCAGATTGTAAGATTAATTCATTATCTAAAATGCCTACCAGTTAAAACATTAAGTTTAGATAAAGTAGAGGCCGATGATATTATTGCTTATTTAAGTGATATCTTGCCTAATAAATATGCTTCTCAAGTATTTATAGTATCTAACGATAAAGATTTTGTTCAACTAGTAAACGAAAAAGTTATACTTTATCGTCCTGGAGAGAAAGAATATTACACTAAAAAACTAGTTCAAGAAAATTTTGGTGTATTGACTGAGAATTTTATTTTATATAAAACATTATTAGGTGACCAATCAGATAAAGTAGCGGGTGTAAAAGGATTAGGTGAAAAAGGGTTACTTAAAAAGTTTCCCGAATTAGCAGAACGTGTATTAAC